GTTGTGTGGTGTTGCGGTCATGAAATCAATGCTCCGTATCCAGCAGCGGTAAGTGCAGCGGCCTCGGTAGCCGTTACTAATTGCTTGCCTTGATACACTTTAGTGATCCAAACTTCGTGTGCTACTGCTACCTTTGTAGGCCTAGCTGGCTTTACTTCAAAGTCAATAAAGTAAGATGTTGCGTATGGAGCCGATGGGTCCCATGGGTTGTACGGGTAAGGAATGTTTGTATTGGAGTTTTCAGCCGTAGCGGTATCTTGAACAAACGTTCCATCGGATAGCGCAAAAACAGTAACGTGCCTACCCCTGTTGGGGAAGTAACGAAATAGTCTGTTTGCTACTCCCCGAGATTCTGGAAGAATTGGCGGATTGTCATAGACCGTTGGTGGCGTAAAGTATGCCACTTAGGAACTACTTCTTGTTTCCGTTAGCCCCAAGACGCATTGCTGCTTCTGTGTCAATAAGGCCCTTACCACCGGTGCCACGAGTCTGATCTCCGGTAGCAGCTGTCTGGCCTACTGGCTTAGTTGTGCGCTGGAAACCGCCATCCTGTAATTCTTCAAGGATAGTAGAAGGTGACATGTCAACGACAAATCCAGCCTTTCGAGCGTCCACGCTGTAAGCTGCGTCATAACGACTTGGCATTAATTTTCTCCGTATGTCTTAAAGCCAACGACTTCTGGTGCGTCTGTGGCTGGTGCGTATTCGATCTTTGTAATTCCTGTGATAACTGTAGACTCCTTGACACCACGAGCAGTGTTGCGCTCCATGCCTCGGTTAGCTTCTCCACCCTGGTTTCCACCAGTAGTAGCAGTGTTGTCCATAGTTCCACGAAATAACTTCATGTCCACTGTAGTTCCACGTTCCATTACATCCACCTTGCGTCGGACATGGTGCAACAACCGCAGTAACAAGGGTCTGATGTTTCACCCTTGATAGCCTTAGCGTCGTTTGACTGTGCACGTGCGACTCGGTTTGGAAGTGGTGTGCCAGCTGGGTTTGCTGAGTCAAGGCCCATTGTGAGGCCTTGTCCTGTAGGAATTGTCATCCTATTATCCTTCGTTAGTTTCGTATTGTTCCACAATAGAAACGGCTATGCCATGACTGTCGGTCAGACGACCGCAGACGAGACATTGAATCTCATCTGCAGTCGCCTGGACATCACGACTCTTACAAGTTGCACATGCGCGAGGCCATGACATAACCGTGTCTACCTAACTACTTAAGCTAGTGGTGAGCCGGACTCACCGAGGTCAATTGCTGGCTCGTAGGCGGTTCCAGTACCAACTGTGGTGCTGATGTCTCCACCAAGGAGCGATGATGACTCGATGCGAATGATTGAAGCCTGACGGAAGATTCCGTAAGCACCCAACCAGTACCAACCAAGCGGTACAAAACGACGGAGACGGTCAGTGATCGGTCCTGGTACAACGTGTGGGAAGGCACCATTGCCATCTAGCGTTGAGTACGTCTTGGCAAGAGCCTGACGACCAAGGATCATTGTTCCGTATACGTTAGTGCTTGAAGCACCGGCACCCTGGAATACAGGAGCACGTGGTGTTTCGATCCAACGGACACCTTCGTAAGCACCGAGCTCACCTGTCCAGATTTCACCTGGCTGAGCGTAAACGTGTGGTGCACGCCATCCCTGTACGTTGCTTCCAGAGATAGATTCTCCCTGAAGGTCAGCCACGAGGTCTGGGTGGATGTATCCGACGTACATACCGCCGAATGTTGGAACGTTCTGTGAACGGAGACGGGCACGAGCAACACGAATGTCAAGTGATGACAGTGTTGAACTTGCTGTTACTCCGGCACGTGTTGTAATTGCTGACTGGAGTGTTGTTGCTCCAAGACCTGATGCGTACTGTACGTTTGTTCCAGTGTCAAGTGCTGCACGAGCAATTGTGTCCAATGAAACACCAGCGTTGTATCCAACTACGTTGGCAACGATTGGGTCAACATCGACAAAGCTTGTACCGCGCAACTTGGCAGTTGTGAGAACAGCGTTACCGTATTCAGCAAGAGTCAGGGTAACCTGGCTGTCTGAAAGAGCAACTGTCTCAACATCTGTTGTCTCTGTAAGAGCAGATGTCTTGATAGGTAGGTCGTTAACAATTGTAAATGCTACAGAAGCACCTGGCATACTCTGGTGAGTAGGCTGGATGTCAGCGGCAGCGTCAAAGTATAGCTCAGGACGTAGGGCGAAATACGCCATACGGTCATAAGCGGCCTTTGAGAAATCTAGGGTACTGGACCCTGTAAATGCGTCAGCCATTTTGGTTGACTCCTTTTCTTTAGTGGTTTAAGTTTTTAAAACTTAGAACGCACCGCGAGAAGAATAGACACCCAGTTCTTTTCCTGAGTTGCCTTCTACGATTCGCATGACTTCTTCTGGAGTTGCGGCTTCTGCTAGGCGCTCAAGGTATAGCTGACCTGCGTCTGGCTGTACTCCTGATGTACCAACTGTCGCGCCTTGGGCACGACGAAGGGCTGCAAGTTCCGCATCATTTGAAGGGGTTTCTATTACTTCGTTTGGATCCTTAAGGATTCCATATTCTTGAGCCGCTGCACGAATAGCTTCTTGCGAAGTCTCTCCGTCATACGCCTTTCGGAATAACGAACCAATACCTGAATCTGGAATGCCTGCCTTTGAGAACTGGACTTCACGCTTCTGCGTTTCTAGTTCAGCCCTAAGACCGTCTAATTCCTTACGAGCCTTTTCTGCTTCACGTAACTGCTTCCGAATGTTCGGATCTAGCGGTTGACGTTCAACTTCTTGGTCGTCATCATATTCTTCAAAATCTGCCATGCTAATCGCTCCTTGCGGTACGCGCCTTATTCAGAGGTTAAATAAAACGGATTGTATGCACTTAATTACGCGGCTGGGACGTGCTTTCCCAAACGGGTAAGTAAGAACAGCTCTCCCGGAGCTACCGGGGCCGAACTACTTAATCTTATTGTACCATAACTAGGTACGAGCCGCACCCAGTCCCGTAACACCTTTTGCGGTTTCGTTGTAACCACCGCCCTTTTCAAACGAGGCAGTGCGCTCCTGAGCAGCCCTTGTCACTGACATTTGGTCAGCGGCTTGGTTTTCCCCTGCGTATCCAGGGAGTTGAGCCCCAAGAAGCTGATCGGTGCTGACCGTAGATTGGTTAGCCCCTACCTGTGTTTGGGTCAAATCTACTCGATTAGCCGCACCACGCTCCGCAGATTCAATGGTACCAATGCTTTGAAGCGAATAAGGGTTGTTCATTCCAGTAACAGAAGAACTTGGGCTATTAGTCTTAATCATCCCTGCCAAAGTCTCTGATTGATTCTTGTTCAGGTTTAGACCAACGTTTGATCCGTACCCTTGAATAGTGGCAGAGGCCATGCGCTGTGTCACAACGTTTTCAGCAATTTTAGGATTTAAGAAGAACGCTGCAAGGTCACCATCGCTCAATCCATAGTTTTGCTTAAGCGCTAACTTGGTTGCTGGGTCTGCTTTCTTGGCAGCTTCGTAGCCTAGCATGACGCGATCCTCAAACTCCTTAGCGCTAACACCGCCCTCAATGAGCTTGGCAATAGTTGCGGAAGTTAGAAATCCTTGAGGAAGGTCAAAGTTCCTAGCGGTTTGCGTGTAAGAATTCTGCAAGCCAAGGTACTGGTTTTCGTTAATAGGCTTTTGCCCTGACTTAGCAGCAGTGTCGTTGTACTTGGCAAGTCCAGGAAAAGCTGCTTCGTATTCAGGTTGGGATTTAAGCCAGTCGTTTAATTGACCTGTGCTAACCACGTGGTTGCCAGTTGTGAATACTAGCTTCTTAAGACGGTTGACAAGTGGACCTGAATCCATACCCCAACTCTGCAATTCACTTTCAATAGTTGTAAAGGCATTAATTTGAGTAGAACCAGAAGCGTTTGATTGACCAAGAAGTGCAGGGTTGTTTCCACTTGCCGGTGTTGGGACAACTGTAATACCGCCACCAGCTCCACCCTTTAGTTTTACAGTAAGGGCCCCTGTAGATATGTTGCCTAGATTACCGCCAACAGCTGGGTTATTCATTACGGTAACAACGCCGTTAAGAATAGCGTTAAGACTCTTTGTATTTTCTGTGGTTATATTCTTTGGATCGCCAGTAAGATTTGTTTTAATAATTCCATAAACATCATTGTTACCAGTAACATCTGCAAACCATCGTGAAATAAGTTCTACTGCTTTTGGAGCAGTTTTGCCATCTTGTACAGTAAGAGCACGAAAAGCGTTCCAAATCGTTGTACCAGTTGTGTCTAGCTTCCCGGCTGGTCCTACGGTCTGAGTAAGTTTAAGTGGTTGTCCAGATTGGTTTTTTAAAACATCTGACATTGGCAAACCTCTGGACGCAGCAAATACTGCCCAGTCAGGTTGTGTAATTGTTCCCGCACCATTAGTAAATACACCAGTACCAGATGGGTTGCTAGAAGCTGTTAGTGCAGCTTGTGGTGTTATAGATTTGTATTGACTTAATGTATTTTGCTTAGGATACGTAATCGTACCGCGGTCTGGATTAATCGGGGTAAGTGTCCATACAGTTACACCATTTGGATAGGTGTGGTAAAGGTACTCATTAGTACTGCTCTTGTATGTAGTAAGACCAGCATCTTTAGGTGTTGTACCTGTCGGTAACGTATTCCATTGGTAGGTATCTGCCATTACTCTTCCTTGCTAAAAATTTGATTAATACTTTGAGCTACGCTTTGATTCCATTGCTGGCCATTGACGGTGTTTTCCCAACCAAAGCCAGGGTGAGACTGAATGTGAGATTTCCACTGGCTAAGACTCATTGGAGCCGGGCGTTGAGTTGCTGGGTCAAAACCGTCTGTAAGGGCCGCAGAAGCCTTTGGATCGCCTATAAAGTCCAGCTCATGGTCTTCCCCTAGCATTTGCTTGGCCACCTGGCGGTAAGGCTCTACAAGGTGCTTTGTAGGGATTCCAGACTTGATCTGTGTAGCCAGGGTCGGGTAGAGGCCCTGAGCTGTGGTCTTGACAAAATCCTCAAATGACTTGCCCTTTTCAGGGGTCATGCCTGAACCCATCTCGTTGAGGGATGAGTCAGACATAGGTACGTGGTAGTCGTCAACAAGTTTCCTCATGTCTGTACTAGTCATGAGTGGCTCAGCTGCTTCTCCCGCTGGTGCTTTGGTTGGTTCGGCCATAGTGTATTCCTTACAGTGGTATTGGTAGTTTTCGCATTAGTGATAGAAATGGTTGGTAGTCCGCATACTTAGGATCGTTGTACCATTCGGTAGTCTTATCATACCACTGGTTCTTCCAGTAGCTCTGTAGCGCAGGCGGAGCTGACAAGTATTGCTGTTCCCATTCCATTCGAGCATTGACAAAGAACTCGAACTGGTGACGTTGAGCCGCTGACTGGAACAGTACATTTAGTTTGCTACCAGGCGCTACCATTTTCTTCATGTCTTGGTAAACACGGTCAGCTAGGTTTCCACGGGTACTACTAAACTTGCTGTCGTACCAGTCTGAGTTAATTGTCTGGATGGCGTTTACTTCGTTGTCCAATAGCTTTCGTCCGGAAACACTAATACCGCCTTTACCGTCTGGATAATTAGTACGGTACTCAGGTTCAAGAATGTTGTAGTAATTGTCGTCACCCAATGTAATCGTCATGGCTTTGATAAATTCGTCCAAGCTTTTGCCCTTACGCAAGCCAACGCTAATAAGAATACTTTGTGTTGGTGCATCGTACTTACTGTCACGTGAGCGTGGGATGGTGTAGGCGGCACCGTTAGGCACTTCCATAACAAGGTTTTGGTGCTTATCGATAAGTTCTTTTGCAGCTTTAACAGGTTGCCATACACCAAACGGTGATGCCGTACGACCAACAATGTCAAAGGCATGGCCTGGGTACTTTGTCAAGAAAGCAACCATAAGAGAAGTCAGGTCAGGGTAAGTTAATGTTCCGTCTGGATTCTTTTGAGTAGCCATTTGATTGTAGATCTTGCTCTCAGAGAATGTGTTGTTAAACTGAGTAGACAGTGGAGACACTTCACTTATCAAAGACTTAAAGGCAAAAGCAATAGCCGTGGACCAGTTAACGTTAGCTCTAAACTCATTCTTGTGTTCTTTCATCCACAATTCAGTTCGCACATTGGTCATGTACCTTTGGTCGGATGAGCTTGAGTCAGGGTGCTCTTGAATAACCATTTGATATTGTTCAAGCCAAACTTGACTAAATGTAGTAGAGGCAATGTTGTTCTGCATACTCATGTATGGGCCAGTAGGTATGTGAGCAATTCCGCGCGCAAGATTCCATGCGTTACGTGCGTCCTTGTTAGGCATTAAGTCAGACATAAATGACGTGCGCGTAGATTCTTTTCCAAGCACTGCTTCCATAACGTGCAACACTGTCTGTGAGTGGTGGCTTACATATTCGTAATAGAACTTAGCTGGCAGAACAACAACAGGACCAAACGGTACTCGAGCCATTCCAGCCATCATGTTTCCAAAGCCAGATTCGGTACCAGTAATAATCATACTGTTAACTGAACCCGGGCTTCCGTTGAAACCCATCTGCATAGCTTCGCCAGGCATCATGCCAAGACCAGTAAGTGCACCAGTCATTTCAAGAACACCTGTAACAATAGATCCATACATTTGAGATCCAGGAATAACAATAGTGGAGTTACCATTGCCGTCAACAGCGTCCGCAATAAAGCTTGTAAAGAACAAGTTCATTCGTAGGTAGTGATCCAATGCCGCTGCATCGTCTTTAAATAGACGTGCGGCTCGACGGATGGCCTGGTTTTTGGCAAAATAGAACGGAGCAAGAACACGCATGTTCTGTTCCCACATTGTCTTACCAAGTGGTTCGTGAACAAACTGGTCCATGTTAATTGCAGCTAAGGTCTCTGCGCGTTGACGAGCTACTTCCTCATCAATAAAACCTTGTTCAATCATTGGTCGTATTTGATTCATCTGGTTGTGGTATTCAGTTAAGAACAGCGGGCTACGAACCATGTCGTTAACAATAGGACCTAGAACCTTTGCGTGACCTGCCTGAGAAACCATAGGAATAAGATTCATAAACGTTGCCTTAGACAAGAAACGCGAAGTCTGACGAGCAGGTACGTTCTTAGGCACAGCACCGTTACCATCGTTTCTAATTTTGTCTGCAACAAACTGGCTCATCCATTGAGGGCCCTTAAAGTTACCTGTACCAGTTTGTTGAAGAATCTCAGGGTGCAAGATGTCGTTAACGCTACTGTAGTGAGTATTAAGTCCAACAGTGGTAAGAGCGGTAGCAAAGTCCTTTATTGGATCACCGTCGGGACTTGCAAGCTTTTCGTTTTCAAGTGGGTACACAGCACGTTCAAAACGATCACGGTCTGCTTTCTTCATAGAACGCAAATAGTTGTAAACCTCGGAATAAACATGATCATGAAGTTCTTGTCGTCCAACCTGCCCACTAAATTTCTTAGCACCAACGGTTAGACCTAGTTGCTGAATAGCTTCTTCTTGAGCCGCAGCTAGCTTCTCATCTTGTAAAGCCGCTTTGTCACCATACATAGCCAACAAAGCTTGAACACCAGCAGAACGATGCTTCTGGATGTTTGAGCGTGAGTAGTCGTGACGGCCAACCTTGTCAAAGAAATCCTTTTCAGCAAGGTCGGTCATAATGGCTTCACGTAGCGTTGGAATGCTACGAAGTGGTGTGTACTGCTCTACAGGACGTGGGAACTCACCGTCTTTAATTGATTGAATAAGATCTTTCCATTCTTTTCCAACCGTAAGGCGCAAATGCCCTTGATTTAAAAGACCTTGAATTGCTTTATCCCAAATATCAGTTGTAACCAATTCAAGAATTGGTCGTTGGAATCCCGCACTCATTTTGCCATACTTGTACAAATCTTTAATTTCGTTATCCATTTGGATAATGTCATCAGCTGTAAATAGGGTTACAGGGTTTTCAATTTGTCGAGGGTCCCAACCACCAAGGTATTTAGAAATCTTTGCTGCGTTTGTTTCGAAAATAACATCAGCTTCAGCATCATTAAGAACGGCATGATTACGGAAAGTAAGTTCATGGTCAATGCCACGGAACCTTAAATCTTCTGTATCTACTAAAACATTGTAATTGTGGCGATCAAAATTAAGAGTAAGCAAGTCTGTAATTTGTAAACGTGCAACTTGCTGCATTGTTTCTATAGGTAAAGTATCCCAAGTGTTGGACGTTAAGAGACTAGTGTTAAAATTGTCACGTGTCTCTGCGCGTAAGTTTGCAAGAATTTCGTACAATCTGCGTTGTTGCGTTGTTAATTGACTTTGATCAATTTCTAAAATGTCACGAAGAAGTTCCATTTCTCCGTACCAAGGCATTGCAACACCCGTATTAACACCAGATCTTTTTTCTACTTCACTAGAAAAAGGGAAAGGAATATTTTCTCCAACAGGAGCGTCTAGTGCTTTTGCAACGCTAGTGTGAAGTTGTGAAAGTTCTGCTACTTGTTTTGGGTTGTATTCAGCTGGAAGATTTCCAAAACCACCGTCTTCAAAATATGGAACTTTAAGAAGATCTTTAAGTGTTATTTCTTCACCATTGGCTGCGGCTTCTTTTATAAGCTCTTTCCAGTTTACTAAAAAGGCTGCAGCTTCTTCAGGGTCTACTTGAGGAAACTTAATTGCCCCTTGCATTCCTTCTCCAGGAAAATCAAAACGAATAAACCCACCGTTGAAGTCACCCTGGTCTGGATATATTCTATTTCGCAACATTGATTCAACATCAAGCTTTGGAAGCTCTGGCAAGTGATCAAAGTTATATTTAAACGCGTTAGACCATTCACCAATAATTCGTTCATCTGCTGAACCTAAACGTTCACCACGAGCCTTGGCTTCTGCAAGTACTTGGTCAGGAGAACGTTGGACAATGCGTTCAAACTCTTGTTCAGTCTCTTGTATTTGAAGTGCGACTTGAGAGTTGTAACGGTCAAAGGTTTCACGCTGGATGCGGTCACGTGCTTCACGCATGCGACGCATTTCGTTACCAATAGCGTCACGTGACTTGGCTGACTGGCTGTACTTAAGGAATGCTTCTCGGTACTTAGCAAGCGCCTCTGGATTTATCAACCCAGTAACATCTGGACTTTCTTGCAAATCCTTTGATACTTCGTTAAAACGTGAACGTACTTTAGCTGCGGCTTCTCGAGCTTGGTGGTATGCCTCATCAACATCAGCAAAGCTTTGTTCTAAGCGTCGACGCTCTGCTACTTTGGCTTCTTTAATTATCTCAGCTTTAAACCACTTCTCATATTGAGATGGTGCAAATACTTCAACGCCAGAGTTCTTTATAAAACGATCACGCCATGGTGTGTCTTTTTGACCGTAACGAGCTAGATCGCCCATAAAACGGCGAAGGCCTTTTTCATCTGCCGAGTAAGACTTAAACCTGTCACCGGTCTTAGAGTTAAACAAAGGCGACCTGTAATTAACATAACGGTTTTCAAAGTGGTTCTGTAACTTTGCCATCCATTGTTCTTCTGGAAGACCATCAGCGTTAAGAACAACATCTAGGTTTACGTCACGCCATTTAAGGAGCGTGTTCCAACGCCTTGAACTAGGAACCGTATTGGCAAGGTCCATTGCATCTGCCATGCGCTTACCACCAGCATTGTGCTGTGCAAGCGTTTCAAATACCTTTTGGAATTGAGCCATAGGTGATCGTGTTGTGTCGCTAAAGTGAGACAAAGCC